TGGTGTTGGTAGGCCGCCATCACAAAGACTAGAGGATTTGTATAAGAACACATTTGGAGAAGCAAAATCACCTGAAGCAGTCAAAGAATTAAGAATATTGGTTGGCAAAAATAAGGTTAATACTTTAGCAGGAAACTATTTAGATGATGTATTTACCAAATATCTAAGAGGGGATAAAAGAAACTTTACCAAATTATATTCTGAGCTTGGTTTTGATAATTTAAAAGGTAAACAGTTTGCAGCAACAAAAGAATTGTTTAAAGATTATCAATATGCTTCAGCAGATGATCTTTATGATTTCTTAAATATACTTAAAAGTTTTCCAGAAGCATTACCAGATGTTAATACATTTATTCTAAGATCAGGATTACTCAGATCTGCACAAGGTCTGACACCAGCAGCTATATTAGGAACTACAGGAGTTAGTCTTGGTGGCGGTGCTACAGCTTTTGCAGGATTTGGTTTATTAAGGGTTTTAAATGCTTTCTTGGCACAACCATTTAATAGAAATTTATTGAAAGAAGGATCAAAAGGTATAAAATCCAAACAACAAGAATTTATACAAAGATTCTTAGATAGACTCCCTGAATTACCAGATGTTCCAGCAGGCGCATTAGTGGCTCAACCAGCAGTTCCATTGGTTTCAGAGAGAGTACAGGAAGCTATACAGCAAGAATAAACCATGCCAAGGGCGACCGAAAGAGTTGGTCGATCAGGTGAGTACCTCACAGCAGCACTCCTCTCTCAAGTTTCCGATACAGTTCTTGTTGTTCCGCATGGCTCAGAAGCGGATATAGTCTTTGAACACGAAAACAAACTCTACAAAGTCCAAGTTAAAACCTCATCTAAAATAAACAAAGGCAGAGTTAATTGGCGATTTGATATGCGTAGAGGATCGCATAGCAGAGATAGAGAATACCAACATCAAGCTATTGATATCTTTGCTTTGGTTAGTCTTAAATATAGAAACGCAGTTTTTATCAAGCCTATGGAGCAAAAACAAATAACCATAGCAGACGAACACATGAAGAATAATGATGCTGTAAACAACATTCTTGATATATTGTCTAATATACACTAAACTTCATAATTATACATTGGGAGATGTTATGAAAACTTTAGACGATTTATTTGCTATCTATTGCAAAGACTTATCTAGGAGAGGAACTAAAACAATAGATAAGATTAAACAAACCTACAACAACAATATCCAACCTACACTTGGTCATAAGGATATAACCACTATCATTCGCGGTGATATTGCAACATTACATTTTGATATAAGCGATCGCGCGCCCTATGTTGCTAATAAATGCCTAGGTATCTTAAAAGCTATGTATAACCTAGCAATCACTTTGTCTTTGGTTGACACCAATCCCGCATCGCACATCCACAAAAACAGAGAGAACAAACGCAAACGCTACCTCACAAATGATGAGCTAGTAAAACTGTTTGCGGTCTTAGATAAATACGAGAGCAAAGATCAGTACAAGAAGTCAGTCGCATTTATCAAGCTGCTACTCTTAACGGGTGCGCGGAAGGGGGAGATAGCAAAAGCTAAATGGTCTGATTTAGTAGGTAATTCATTGGTTATTAAAGATCACAAAACCGATAAGCTGGGTGATGATAGGATCATTCATCTACCGCCTTTGGCTATGGATGTGGTAAATAAGCTAGATAAAAGCGGTGAATATATCGTTGGTATCAAGACACCGAGAAGAGCATGGGAAACATTCAAGCGCGAGGCGGGGTGCGCGGATGTAAGACTCCATGATATTAGACATAGCTTTGCATCCTGGTCATTACAAAAGATGAATCTATCAGAGGTTGGTCAGCTTCTTGGTCATAAAGATATTGCAACCACCCAGAGGTATGCTCACATTCACCAAGACCAAGCGATAGCCAACGCGCAGAAAGTCGGTCAGCACATAGAAAGTATTATAGAAAGTAATCTATAAATTATTTATGTCAATGCAAACGCGATTCTCATTTGGTGTATGAATACCTAATTTGATTAGGTATTCAGCTACACGTTGAGGATCTTTTTCGTTTGCACGACAAAACATTACAAAATCTTTCATTAAATCTCTGTCCAAATGTATAGGCTTTTTACCTTCACATTCGTTTTTTACAGGATCATCAAAGTCTGCAAAGTTCATATCCATAACTCCTAGACCTTAGTTTCTATTCTATAAGGCCCAATGTTGTTACCCTCACCATCTACACCATGCACCATCTCAAGTTCTAAGTCGATGTAGTGCTTGGCTTTTAACAAGTCATTCACAACATTGTCCTTATTTCTGGTTACATATTTAACAACATTACCCAGATTCCAAGACAAGTTGTTAGCGTAAATGTAGTCCGTTGGTGATACTTTGAGCTTTTTATAATGATCGCCACCGACTTGTCTGTTGGTAGCTTTATTATCAATCGCTCTATCCCATTGCTCGGGTGTTACATCATCTATACTCATTATTTCTCCTATTAATTTAACTTACTATATTGCATATTCTAATGCTATCGTGTAAATTTAACAACTATAAAGTACAAAAAGGGAGTATTATGGAATTTGAAAATACCGATACTAGCAAATTTTTCGACACGAAAGAGCTTGCACAAAGGTGGAAGATCAGTCCACGCACCTTAGAAAATCAAAGAGGTAAAGGTCAAGGGCCTGAGTTTTTCAAAATAGGTGGCAAGGTTTTATACGATAGAGAATATATAGAACAATACGAAAAAGGTAAAATAGTATCCAATGGCTCACGCAATATTTAGCCCTTCCTCAGCTGATCGATGGTTTAAATGCCCTGCTTCGGCATACCTAAACTATCAAGCAGAATATACCGTTGGCTTGCCAGCAGCTACAGGAACACTCATTCACTCTATGACAGAAATGCTACTCAAAGGTAGGCTGATTGATGTCAGCTTGCGCGATTATTGGATTGGTCGTAAAGAAGTTGTAGAAGATTTTGAGATTGAAGTAGATGAGGACATGGTTGCCTGTGCCGAAGTGTATGTAGATTACATTGAGAAAAGACAAAAAGAGTTGGATGCGCGGAGCGTGATAGAAGAGAAAGTTTATTTAGATGAAATATCAGACAAGTGCTTTGGTACTGCTGACTGTATTTTATTAGCAGAAGATAGAATCTGTGTTATAGATTTAAAGTCTGGTAAGTGGAATGTAGAAGCCATGAAGAATAAACAGCTTATGATCTATGGCTTGGGTGCGCTAACTAGATATGGAGGTGGCAATCCTGATATCACTATGGAACTAACCATTGTGCAACCAAGAGTAAAAAACCAAATCAAGACATTTGAAATCTCAGCACCTAACTTGGTGGAATGGGGTTTTACAGACTTAAAGCAAGCTACAGATGCTTGCGATGAGGAAAGCCCACAATATAACTTTGGAGATCATTGCAGATTTTGTAATGCCAAAGCTAATTGTGATGAATATAAACGCAACTCTGGAGAGTAATTATGACTAAAGAGAACGAAGAACTTACCTTTAGCTTTTCCGATGATGGTAAAGAATACAAGGTAGATGATTTGTCTGATGAACATAAACTTATTTATAACAAGGTTATGTTAATCAATAGACAAAAGAATGAGATTGTTAGCAACGCAAACTTTGAAGTTGAGAAGCTAGACATTCTTGCAAAACACTACAGCGACCAATTAAAAGAAGCTGTAGAAGGTGATGATAAAAAAGTAGAGGTGGTTAAATAATGGAAGCATTTTTATTGTTAGATACAATCGGTCATTTGGCTGCAATGAGTCTTGCAGCGATAAGACAAAAAGCCAAAATGAAGCCACCTATACTTGTATTGTATGGGCCTGGTGGGATTGGCAAAACTACATTTGCATCAACTATGACGGGTACAATTATTGTCCAATGTGAGGATGGTATTGGTAAGATTGAATGTCCACATTTTCCTGTAGCTAAAACCTACAAAGAATTTATGGATAATCTTTTATCACTTCTTAATGAAGATCACGACTACAAAACTGTTGCAGTTGATAGTTTGGATTGGTTAGAGAAGTTAATGAAAGCCTATGTCTGCGAAGAGAATGGTTGGAATGATATTAGCCAACCAGCTTACGGTAAAGGTTTTGCAGCTACCCTCAAGCTATGGGAAGAGTACCTTGAAGTTTTAAATCGTTTAAGAGATGAAAAAGGAATGACAATTTTACAAATTGCACATAATGAAATAAAACGATTTGAAGATCCAACAAATGAGCCAAGAGATATTCAGCAAATAAAACTCTACAGAAAGGCCGCTGATCTAGTGGTTGAACACGCTGATTGTGTTTTCTTTGCTAATTACAAAATAGGTACAGTACAAGTTAAAGGCAAAGGTGGTGGTATGACTACTAAAACTATTGCTGGAGATAGAAAGATTTTTACTCA